CCCTTCAGCCGGGAGAGTTCCGCGACGTAGATGCGCCGGGTGGCGCGATCCGTGATTCGTTGATGCCGTTGCCTTTCAAGGGTCCTGACGGCACGTTGTTCCAGCTTTTGGGCTTTGTGGTTGAGGCGGGCCGTCGGTTTGCCACGATCACTGACATGAAGGTGGGCGACGGTAATCAGCAGGCGGCTGTTGGTACGACGGTAGCGTTATTGGAGCAAGGCTCACGGGTCATGAGTGCGGTGCATAAGCGCCTGCACTACAGCATGAAGCAAGAGTTTAAGCTTCTGGCACGGGTGATGTCGGAGTATCTGCCGCAGGAGTATCCGTATGCTGTAGAGGGCGGTGATCGGACGATCATGCGTCAGGACTTTGACGACCGTGTAGATGTGGTTCCGGTGTCGAATCCGAACTCGTTTTCGCAGGCACAGCGCATTTCTTTGGCGCAGTCTCAGTTACAGATGGCGATGCAGGCCCCGCAGATTCATGATTTGCATGAGGCGTACCGTCGCATGTATGAGGCGCTGGGGGTCAGTGACATTGACAAGATCCTAATTGCGCCTTCTTCGGCTGATCCTATTCCGAAAGATCCGGCGCAGGAGAACATTGACGCGATTGACAGCGTACAATTGAAGGCGTTTGAGGGTCAGGACCATGACGCGCATATTTTGGCGCATTTGACCTTTGGCACGTCGCCCATGTTGCAAGCCTTGCCGCAGTCGGCCATTGCGCTTCAGAAGCACATTATTGAGCATGTGAAGCTCAAGTGTCAGGAGATGGCGACGGCGCAGTTGTTGCAACAGACGGGTGGTCAGGCATTGACGCCAGATCTGGAGCTTCAGTTGGAGTCTATGGTTGCCCAGATGAACGCGCAAGAGTTTGGCAATCTGAAACAGCTTACGGCACAGATAACGGGTCAGGGCCAAGGGCCTGATCCTCTGGTACAATTGAAGCAACAGGAGCTTCAGTTGGATGCTCAGAAGCAACAAGCTGATATGCAGATGGATCAGGCGGAATTGCAGTTGGATCAACAGCGTATGGCTAACAAGCAGACTGAGTTCCAGCAACGGTTGGCTAGTCAGGAACGCCAGACGCAAGCTAGAATTGATGCGGCTCTTCAAAGAGAGCTACTAAAGATGAGGAACAATTAAATGAGAGTCAAAGTAAACGGCGCTCCACCCGCTAATCCGCCCAAGCCTGTTGCAAAGGCTGACATTCAGGGTCAGGGTTCCATTCCTTATGCTGTGGCGAAGGCAGAGAAGACGCCTGACACGGCGATGGGCAAGTCTACAACGGGCAAGAAACGTGGCATGGGTGCCGCGCTTCGCGGCTCACGGTTCACTAGCTGTTAATAGCTAAGGGATTTTCCAATGGCAGTTGATACAGATACAGTTCAAGGCTTTTACCAACAATATTTGGGCAGAAGGGGGGCTGATGAAAACGTTCAGAATTGGGCCAATTCGGGCATGTCTGTGGCAGAGATTGAGACAGCTATTGCCAACTCCGAAGAAGCCCAAGCTCGCGCCCAAAGTCAGCAAGCGGGGGCTACCACCGGTGTTTCCAGAGAGCGCCTAAATCAGCTTTATAACGAGCTTTTTGGCCGAAACGTTCAAGACGCGGGTGCTGAGTATTGGATGGCATCGGGCCTTACTGGCGAAAAGCTTCGTGATGCTTTGATTGCAGGCGCACAAGGCTCAGATGTAACAAGTTTTCAACAAACACAGCAAGCGTCGGCGGCGTCGGCGGCGAGAAGTCCGGAACGTCAAGCTGAAGTTATCAAAATTTATAATGAGCTTTTTGGCCGTAACCCGGCGCAAGCTGGTTTAGACTACTGGTCTGGAATTAATCTGACGGGGGAAGCCCTCCGTGATCAAATTGCCGCGTCCGCGCAAGGGGCGGATGCCTCTAGTTTTGCTGGAAGGCAAGCCCTGCTTGCGGCAGGTCAAACTCCGTTAGGCTACGCGGGGAATGCCTTAACCACCGGCACCGGTGGTACAACCGAAACTGTCCCAGCTTATTTTCAAGACTATTTAAATGAATACAACGCGATGCAAGAGCGTCTTGACACGCTTACTGCGTTAATTGAACAAATGCAAAGCAGTGGCGGCGGATATACCGGCGGAACCGGGGTCAGCGTTGGTCAACCCGGCGGAACGCCTACCTATCAAGATCCTCGGGTTATTGATGACGGAGGGGTTTACAGTTCTGTTGGTCCGGCGTATCAAAGCTCGCAAGATGTTGCGGCGGCGGCATATAACCCGTACCGAACACCTGTTGCGGGGACCAGCTTGACGCCTGAAATGTTGGACGCTTATCGTTTTCAGCAGTTTTATACTCAGGCACCATCATTGGTGCCGCGTATAGATCAAGGTGTCGGGTCCCTTAGTTATTTCGGCATTCCGCCGTCACAAATCCAAGCTTCACTGAGTGGATTCTGATGCTAGAAGCGTTGATTGGTCCTGTTACGGGCTTGTTAGATAAGTTCATTCCTGATGCGGATGAGCGAGCGAGGCTGGCCCATGAAATCGCGACCATGTCCGAAAAACACGCGCAGGAGCTTGCGAGAGGCCAAATTGAAATTAACAAAACTGAAGCTAGCCACAAAAGCATGTTTGTCGCAGGCTGGCGACCATTTGTTGGGTGGACTTGCGGGGTTGCTTTGGCTTGGCACTTTGTGGGTCAGCCTCTTGCTGTATTTGTCATTACTTATTCTGGTGTTGAGGCCCCTCCACTTCCTGTATTTGAAATGGAAAGCCTGCTTACAGTTCTTCTCGGAATGCTTGGCCTCGGAGGTTTAAGGACGTTCGAAAAGACACGCGGGGTATCCCGAGAAAAATGATGACGCCCGATCAATTAAGCGCATGGCGTATTATTCCGCGTCTTTTGATGCTTATGATGCTGGTAATGACTTATCGCGTTGTTGAATGGTTCATGGGGCTTCCTGACCCTAGCTTGGAGCAAGCGGGGCTTGTATCGGTCATGACCGGCGCTTTAACCGGCGCTTTTGGCCTGTTTTTAGGGTCAGGCAAAAAAGAGTGACATACCAATACTTTTCTAAGGAAGAGTTTGCTTGTTCAGAAACCGGAGAAAACAATATTTCTCATGAGTTTCTGCTAGAGCTAGACAAGCTTCGCGATGCTTGTGGCTTTCCTTTCTATATTACTTCGGGGTATCGCTCCCCTGATCACAGCCTTGAACGTGTAAAAGTCAAGCCCGGAACTCATGCAGAAGGGATAGCGGCGGATATCTACGTTGAAAACGGCATTGAGCGGCGAAAAATTGTAGAAGAGGCGATAAAACTGGGTTTTGGTGGAATCGGAGTGGCAAAAACGTTTGTTCACGTCGATATTCGCTCTACCGGCCCCGTAATGTGGACATATTAGTTGCTCCTTTAAGAATGGCGTGTTATATAGATACGACATTCTAAGATGGAGCGCATGTGGATTCTTTATATTTAGCTCAATTTATTCAAAGAGCCGTAAAAGATCGCCGCACTCAAATTTTAGAGTTGTTAGAAAACAACCACGTTAAGTCGATGGAGCAGTATCAAAACTTGATGGGTGAAATATCGGCTTTGAATTTTATTGCACAGGAACTCTCGGGCCTGCTAGAAAAACAGGAGCAACTAAATGACTGATCTAGCTGAAAAAATAGACCTTGACGCGGCGGCGGAAGGGGTCAAATCTCTTTACAAAGCACCTCAACCTAAAGTCCTAGATCCGGAGGCCATGGATAAAAGCCTTCTGGAGCGTATGCCACAGCCGACTGGCTGGAGAATGCTAATTCTTCCTTATCGCGGCAAAGAAACTACGGAAGGGGGCATATATATCCCCAACAAGGTTTTGGACGATACGCAGATCCAGACCGTTGTGGGGTATGTGGTTAAGCAGGGTCCGCTTTGTTACAAGGACACAGAAAAGTTCCCAGATGGCCCATGGTGTACAGAAAAACAATGGGTTGTTTTTGCCAGATATGCGGGATCTCGGTTCCGTATCGATGGCGGGGAATGTCGCATTTTGAATGACGACGAAATCCTAGCAACAATCGATGATCCTGAAGACATTCTTAGCCTTTAAGGAGGTGTGACTATGGCCAATGCGGCAGAAGATACTCAGTATGAGTTAGACGTGGGGGATGCTGAAGAAACGGAAGTTGAGCTTGAGCAACCCGAAGAAAATGTTCCACGTGGAACAAAGCGACCCGAAGTAGAGGTTGTTGAAGAAGCTCCTGACAAGGAAGAGGCGGAAATGGAGCAGTACAGCGAGTCTGTACAGAAGCGAATTAATCGCCTGACCAAGAAAATGCGGGATGCCGAGCGCGAGCGCGAGGAAGCGTTAAGATACGCTCAAAACGTGCAATCGGAGGCTGAAAAGATTCGTCAGCGCATGGAAACCTTAGATCAAGGCTTCATGAACGAATATGGTCAGCGGCTTTCGATTCAACAACAGCAGGCAGAAGCCAATCTCAAGCGAGCAGTAGAGCTTGGTGACGCGGACGCTACGGTTGCGGCTCAGAAAGAATTGACCAATCTGACTATTGCCGCAGATGGTTATTCAAGGGCACAGCGTCAAGCAGAGGCTCGCGCGCAACAGCCACGGCAACCTATTGCACAGCAACCTGCTCCGCAGGCCGCTCCACAACAACAGCGCCCTGATCCAAAGGCCGAGCAGTGGGCGGAGAAAAACTCTTGGTTTGGCCAAGATGAAGCCATGACGTTTGCCGCATTTGGCATACATAAAAAACTTATTGAGGATGAAGGGTTTGATCCTCAGAGCGATGACTACTATAATGAGCTTGACTCTAGAATTAAGCGGGAATTCCCGCATAAGTTTGGAGAAGAGCAATCGCCCAGCCGCAAACCCGCTCAGAATGTGGCTGGAGTGTCACGCTCCACATCATCTGGGCGCAGTAAAAGGGTCAAACTCTCCCCGACCCAAGTAGCAATTGCTAAAAAGTTGGGAGTGCCGCTTGAAGAATACGCGAAATACGTTAAGGAGTAATATTATGTCCGCAGAGAAGAAAGGCTTTGAGGGCATTAAACGCTCCTCACGTGAAACAGCGTCAAGGGAGAAACAGGGACGGCGTAAGCCTTGGTCTCCCCCGTCTATGTTAGACGCCCCGCCTGCACCAGAAGGCTTTAAACATCGTTGGATTCGGGCTGAAGTACGTGGTTTTGATGACCGCAAAAATATTTCAGCAAGATTGAGAGAGGGTTACGAGCTTGTTCGACAAGATGAGTACCCCGAGTTTGAAGCTCCGGTAATTGATTCAGGTAAATACGAGGGAGTGTTTGGCGTCGGCGGGTTGATGCTCGCACGTATTCCGCTAGAGACAGTTCAGGAACGCGCTGAGTATTTTGCTCAACGTAACGCGGACCAAATCGAAGCTGTTGAAAGCGATATGTTGCGAGAAAACGCTCATCCAACGATGGCAATCGGAAAACCCGAGCGCCAGAGTCGTGTAACTTTTGGCGGCCCCAAGAAATAGGGCCGCACAGAACGGAGAAATAAACGATGGCAAATCAAGAAACTGCCTTTGGTCTTCGTCCTGTTGGTCTTGTAGGAAGCGGTGCTAACAGTACCGGTGTTACTGAGTATGAAATTGCCAGTAACAACACTGATGTCATCTATAATGGTGAGATTGTTGTTCCTCTAGCCGCAGGCGTAATTGGCCAAGCTGGAGACACTGCGGGCGGCACTACGCAAGCCCTTGGTGTACTTGTCGGGGTTCAATACCACGATTCCGTCCAGAAGAAGCCTGTATGGCTTAACTACTGGCCCGGATCAGGTAGCGTGTCAGTAGACACTAACTACCCGGTAAAAGCTCTTGTAGCTGACAACCCCAACCAACTGTTCGTCGTAGCGGCGGATGCTACCCTCACTGACCGAGCTACTGCACTGGCAACTGTGTTTGCCAACGCTAGCCTTGGCACTTCTGCACGTAGCGGTTCTACCGATACGGGCAAGTCAAGCGCCCAGCTTAGTGTTAGCAGTGTTGCCGTTACTGCAACTCTGCCACTTCGCATTGTAGGTCTGGTTGATGATGACGCGAATAACGATTACGCGTCAGCGGGGGCGCACCTGCTTGTTAGGCTGAACGCTCACTTTAACGCAGGCAGTCGTCGGTTTGATTCTCAAACCACTGCTGACTCAACTGGTATTTAAGGGGGATTTAAGTAATGGCTATTTCTCGCGCACAGTTGGCGAAGGAACTTGAGCCGGGGCTTAACGCTCTCTTTGGACTTGAGTACGACCGCTACGAAAAAGAGCACTCTGAAATCTTCGACGAAGAGTCTTCAGACCGTGCTTTTGAAGAAGAAGTAATGCTTTCAGGCTTCGGTACTGCACCGGTTAAGTCAGAAGGCGGCGCTATTTCGTTTGATGACGCGCAGGAGACTTTCACTGCACGTTACACTCACGAAACGATTGCACTGGCGTTTTCAATCACTGAAGAAGCGATTGAAGATAACCTGTATGATCGCCTTGCTTCTCGTTATACCCGTGCCCTTGCACGGTCTATGTCACAAACCAAGCAGATCAAAGCCGCTTCTATTCTGAACAACGCGTTCAGCACCAGCTTCCCTGTTGGTGACGGTGCGGCTCTGTGTTCTTCTGCTCACCCCTCTTTGTCTGGCAACCAGCGTAACCAATTGTCAACCCCGGCGGACCTCAACGAGACTTCTCTTGAGCAGATGCTGATTGACATCGCTAGTTTCACGGACGAGCGTGGTCTGAAGATCGCTGTACGTGGCATGAAGCTGATTATCCCGAAGGAACTGCAATTCATTGCAGAGCGAGTTATTAACTCTAACCTCCGTCCGGGTACGGCTGACAACGACCTTAACGCCATGAAGTCTATGGGTATGATCCCTGACGGTGCTGTGGTAAACCACTTCTTGACCGATACGGACGCGTTCTTCATTAAGACCGATGCTCCTAACGGCTTTAAGTTGTTCAACCGTAGCCCGATTAAGACTGCTATGGAAGGTGACTTCGACACTGGCAACATGCGCTTCAAGGCGCGTGAGCGTTACAGTTTCGGTGTTTCCGATTGGCGTTGCGTGTTTGGCTCTCCCGGAGCCTAATAGATCTTCGGATCTTACAAGGGCGGCATTTGCCGCCCTTTCTTTTTCCGTATAAAATACACGTATCCTGACATTCGCATGGGGCGAATGACATTTGCCACGACAGGAGATTTCCATGGCTAACAGCACTTTTAACGGTCCCGTTCGTTCTGAGAACGGCTTCAAAGACATCACCAAAAACGCCACTACTGGCGCGGTGACTGAAAACATTTCAATTACTCACGACGGCACTAACAGCGTTGTGATTATTAAGGATCTCCCAACATCCGATCCTTCTGTAGCGGGTCAGATCTGGAGCAATTCTGGCGTATTGACTGTTTCGGCAGGCTAATCAACTAGAGGGTCTGCTAAATGGCTAATTCAGACGTAAAATCAAAGCGTCTGACCGCGACAGGCTCCGCTGGTGTGGGGCCTGCGCGTATTCGCCAGATTCAAGTCTTGACCACCACAGGTACTCCACGATTGACCATCACAGATGGCAACGGTGGCAGTACCGTGTTGGATTTAGACTTTGTTGCAAGCGAAACGCACTCGGTCAACATCCCCGACGAGGGGATAAAAGTCTCTGATATTTATATTAGTGTTTTGACAAACATTACTGCGCTAACTGTTTTCTACAGTTAAGGGTTTTTTATGGCTCGGGAAGTTTCTTCAATTACTCGAATAGGCACTAGCGAGCCATTTGAGCTACAGATAGCGCGTGGCCAGATTGCTTATCATGAGTCTGTTTACAAGTTTGGCAACAATCCGGCAGTTGCGGACTCCATAGAAACCATTTGGCCACAGGGTGGGCTGTATTCATACTTGTCTGCGGCGACTGTGCTGAAGGTTTCCAGTAGCTCCACTGATGACGCTTCGGCGGGCACGGGGGCCAGAACCGTTGAGTTGTTTGGACTTGATGGCGATTACAACGAAATATCAGAGACTGTCACCCTAAATGGGCAGACGGCGGTCAACACCACGCAGTCTTTTCTGCGAATAAACCGGATGATTGTCCGGTCTGCGGGGTCTGGAGGGGCAAACGCAGGGGTCATCTATGCGGGCACCGGCACTGTCACCACGGGCGTACCAGCAAACATTTATGCAACCATAAATGGGGACGGCTCAAACCAGACCCTGATGGCGCTGTGGACTGTACCGGCGGGCTATACAGCCTATCTGATGCAGTATGATGTTTCTAATGGCACAACATCAAACACGCCAGCAGTATGCAAGCTATCGCTAGTTGCAAGGCCGTTTGGCGAGGTATTTCAAATCAAGGATGTGAAATCACTCACCACGGGGATGCACATCGAAAACACGCTTATTGTCCCAGTTAAATTCACGGAAAAGACAGATATTGAGGCGCGGGCGATTTCTTCCTCAAACAGCGTGACTTTTGATATATCAGCCGCTTTTGAAATCATCTACATCAAGAACGGCGATGAGTTAGCGTAATGGCTACCACCAAAGATGTAGAAAGACTTCCTTCTGGTCGCTTAAAATATCGTGGTGAAACGTTTTCTGGCTATAACAAGCCTAAAAAAACGCCCGGAAAGTCCAAGAAAAGCGCGGTATTGGCAAAAAAAGGCAGTGAAATAAAGCTTGTTCGTTTTGGTGATCCTAACATGTCGATCAAAAAGGACCAGCCGGGGCGCAGAAGTAACTTTAGGGCGCGACATAGTTGCGATACTGCAAAAGACAAGTTTTCTCCTAGATATTGGTCTTGCAAGGCGTGGTAGACATGAGGGTAGAAGAAGTTTTATCTCGGCTTGAAAAGCACGAAGCGGAATGCAATTTGCGTTATAAGCGTATTGAAGAGCGGTTAGACGACCAAAAAGAAATGGTGTCAAAAAATTCTGAAGCGTTGACGCGTTTAGATATGAAGATTTGGGGCCTTGCCATATTAATTATTGTTTCGCCATTTGCGGCCAAACTTTGGAGCTAACATGGGCGGTTGCGGATCTAGGGTAAAAACCGGCCCAAAGCAGGGAAAAGTCACCGTTACGTACATGCGTAAAGGAGGTGAGGCGTCCAGCAGAAGTCAAGGCAGTAAAATTTGTCCGGCGGGCAAAGCATGGGCAAAACGCACGTTTGACACATATCCTTCTGCTTACGCCAACATGGCGGCCAGCAAATACTGTAAAGACCCCAATTATGCCAAAAAGGCAAAAGGCAAAGCCTGATGGGCGAATTAGCTAAATGGCGAGATCAAAAATGGGTTCGTATTGATAGCAGTGGCAACATTGCTGGCGAGTGCGGCACGTCTAAGAACAAGAAAAACCCTGATCGTTGTTTGCCGCTTTCTAAAGCTAAAAGCTTGAGCAAATCAGAACGTGCCGCTACGGCGCGCAAAAAGAAGCGCGAGGGAGCAAAAGGAAAGCAGGTTGTTTCAAATACCAAAGCGGCCAAGGTACAAATGGCCGCTTGTGGCGGGGAAGTACGAAAAAATCACAAAGGTTGTGGTGCGGTGATGTCCAACCGCAGAAAAAAAACTAGGTATGCCTGATCATGGACGTAGAAAAAGGCGTTATGGAGGAAATCAAGGCTTGGTCTAAACAAGCTTTGGAGTCCCCTCACCCGTTTTTTAACAACCTTCCGGCTTGTCCTTATGCTCAAACTGCTTGGGCTAACGACAAAGTCGGATTTTGCTTTAGCTACACCGCCAAACGTCAGGGTTTGTACTCGGCGCTATCTCAGTTTGACGACCGCTGGGATGTGATTTGTTACGTTGAGTTTCAATATGAGCCTGATGCGGAGTCTTTTCACGACTACATTGCCTCCATTAACCATGCTATTTCTATGGGTTTTTTCATTCAGAAAGACCTGTGGGTCATGGGCTTTCACCCGGATGACGCTCAAGAAGAAGCATTTGATGTGCCTTTTGAGCCAGTAGTCGATGATTTGTATGCAATAACCTTTATTCAGAGGCTGTCTAAGCTGGAAAAATCGGCGGAAATGCTAAGAGAAAAAGGGTATTATGAGAATTATTTAAAAGACCCGGAGATGGCACATCTTTGGGACGAGCGGCAAGAAACATACAGGAGATTATGCGATGCCGGGATCAAATAGAAAGATGTCCAAGAAGAAGCAAGCACCAATCAAAAGAATGCGCGGCGGCCCTGCGATGTTGAAAAAAGGTGGTGACGCGTCAGGCAAGGCGGCGGTTCGTAGTTCTTGCCCAAGTAAAGGCCTCTAAACATGGCTGTTTCGGGTTCAACAGACTTTGAGTTAGATGTAAGCGATTACATCGAAGAGGCGTTTGAGCGGTGCGGGCTAGAAGTTCGTACTGGTTATGACCTTAAAACGGCCAAACGGTCGTTGAACCTGATGCTGGGCGATTGGGCCAACCGTGGTTTGAATCAATGGACTATTGAGCAAACTACGGTAGTTTTGACGCAAGGCACTGGAAACTACGCCCTTGGTTCCTCGACAATTGACGTTTTAAACGCTGTAGTACGGCGTAGCAACACAGATTACGCTTTAGAGCGGATTAGTCGTAGTGACTTCATCAATATTCCCACTAAGACGCAACAAGGTCGCCCGTCTCAATTTTTTGTGGATAGGCAGATAGATCCTACGTTGAAACTTTGGCCAGTGCCTGAAAACAGCACTGACACGGTGATTATTGACAAGCTTGTACGGATGGACGACGCCGATACGTTTACCAACACCATGGATATTCCGTTCCGGTTTTATCCCTGTTTAGCGGCAGGATTAGCGTATTACCTTGCCATCAAACGCGCCCCTGACCGCGTACAGCTTCTCAAGGCGGTGTATGAGGAAGAATTTGAGCGAGCCGCATCAGAGGATAGGGATCGCGCTTCGTTCAATATACAGCCGTCTATGGCGTACTCAAGGCTCCTCTAATGGGGAAGTTTGCTACAGGGAAGTTTGCCTACGGCATTTCTGACCGCTCCGGATTTCGTTACAAGCTTAACGAGATGAAGCGGGAGTGGACCGGAATGTTGGTTGGCCGTGACGAATACGAGCCAAAACAGCCTCAGTTGGAGCCGCGTGTCAAGGCGGTAGATCCGCAGGCCCTTCTTAATCCACGCCCAGATCGTGTAGAGCCTTTGGACGTGCCCGTAGCGGTCCCCCTTGTGGAGGGGCCTGCATTTAGGCCAACAGTAGGGTTTGGCATTGCTGGTGCAGTAACGGTGACGACATCATGAGTTTCACATACGGTGAATTAAAGCAGGCGATACAAGATTACGCGGAAAACGACGAAACCACGTTTGTTAACAACTTACCTGTTTTTATTCGTAATGCAGAAGAGCGTATCTTTAAAATGGTGCAACTTACGGACTTCCGTAAGAATGCGTTGGGTAACACCACGGGTAGCATCAAATATTTAGATTGCCCGTCCGATTTTTTGGCCCCATTGTCCTTGTCTCTTGAGGTTTCTGGCGAAAAAGTTTTTATTGATTTTAAAGATGTCAACTTTTTACAAACGTATGCGCCGGATAGCTCTGCCACGGGAGCGCCTAAATATTACGCGTTGTTTGACCGCGATAACTTTATCTTAGCGCCTACGCCGGATGCCGCCTATGTGGCAGAACTACACTATTACTACCGTCCTGCCAGCTTAACCAGCTTAACGGATAGCGGCACTTCTTGGTTGAGCGAAAACGCTCCCCTAGCCATGCTTTATGGCAGTCTTCTGGAGGCATACACTTTCATGAAAGGCGAGCCAGATATGATCGCGCTGTACACGCAACAGCTTCAAATGGCGTTGGCGGGCATGAAACAGTTTGGTGAGAACAAAGAAGTTACGGATCAGTATCGCACTGGGATGCTAATAAGGCCTAAACAATGATGGTAGAAGGGGGTAAAATAAGCCCCGGAATAGTCGAAATACAGACTACCAACCATCGTGGCTTCACTCCGGAGGAGGTTGCCGAGCGATGCCTTAGCAAGCTTCTGAGCGTTTCTGATACCGCCCCGCCCGCAATTAAAGAGCAGGCGAATGCTTACAAGGATCACATGCGCGCGGTTCTTGTTTTTTATATGAAAGAGGCGGTTAAAAGCGACCGAACCACTGTGTATAACGCCCTGTGTGACGCAGGGCAAAAAGACTTAGCCGAACTTATCAGGAGACTTTGATATGGCTTTTACAGGTAACTTTATGTGTACGTCCTTCAAGCAGGAATTGCTTCAGGCCAAGCACGACTTCACTGCCAGCACGGGTCACACCTTTAAGCTGGCTATGTACGACAACAATGCAAGCTTTACGGCGGCCACGACTGACTATACCGCGACTAATGAAGTTAGCGGTACGGGCTACACTGCCGGTGGTGGTACTTTGACCAACGTCACGCCCACCACGTCAGGAACAACGGCGCTGACTGATTTTGCCGACTTGACGTTTAGCTCGTCAACGATCACTGCTCGCGGCGCGTTGATTTACAACACCACTGCTGGCGGCGGCTCAGGCACGACTGAGTCAGTTGTCGTTCTGGACTTTGGTTCTGACAAGTCATCCAGTGCGGGCGACTTCACCATTGTGTTCCCAACTGCTGACGCATCTAACGCTATTATTCGGATTGCATAATCATGGCTCTGGTCGTTGCTGATCGCGTAAAAGAAACCACCACCACGACAGGCACGGGAGCGATTACGCTCGCCGGGGCAGAGGTCAATTTCGTCGCCTTTTCCTCGGTCCTGTCGGACGGTGACACCACCTACTACGCTATTGTCGATGACGCAAACCAAGATTTTGAGGTTGGCCTTGGCACCTACGCAACCAGCGGAAACACCCTGACGCGCACCACGGTGTTGGCAAGCTCAAACGGCGGCTCTGCTGTTGACTTGTCAGCAGGTAGCAAGGAAGTGTTTATCAACTACCCCGCTGGCAAGTCCGTATATCTGGACGGGTCTGGTCAGTTGGTTATTGGCGGAACGGCGGTCACGTCAACAGCCGCTGAACTCAACATCCTAGACGGCGTTACAAGCACCACGGCAGAGCTAAACCTAGTTGATGGCTCGTCTGCGAATACCGTCGTTAATTCAAAAGCTGTAATTTACGGATCAAGCGGAGAGATTACCTCCACTCAGTTAGATATAACAGGTCAGGGCGATCTTCGGCTTCAAGACAGCACTGGCGGTGAGTATGTTGGTTTGCAAGCCCCAGCCACCGTTGGGTCTAGCTTTACTCTGACATTGCCATCGGCAGATGGGTCTAGCGGTCAGGTATTAAAAACAGACGGGAGTGGTGCATTGTCGTTTGGTGCGGGGGCTACCGTACCGTTTCAACTCACGCTGATATCTGGACAAAATTTCGCCACGACAAATGCTTCACAAATTGAATTTACGGGGCTTGATAACAGCTATGATTATTACTTGCTGTTTACAAATGCGTTGGACTTAGGAGGTCAACAAAACCCCGATTTGCATTTAAGCTCCAACAATGGAACCTCATATGCGTATGATGGGGCAGATACTAACTTTAGGGCTTTTATGGGTAGAGAGGTAGCCGGTTGGAGTGGTGAATCTGATAGCGATAACAACAGGATTTGGACTAATTCTGACAAGGTGACTGCGTTTACCTATTTATACGGAATAGGAAATTCAGAAATAGTTAGATTTACCACTTGGTATCACAGTTTTGACGATAGTTCTAATTTTGGTTGGCAAGTGGGCAAAGGCAATAACAGCACCAATAACATCAACGCGATCAGGTATAGCTTTAATGCAACTGCAACCTCGGGTGCTGTTTATCTTTATGGGGTGACTATCTAATGAAGAAAATTGTAGATGGTGTTGCTGTGGACATGACCTCGGATGAGATTGCGGAGTTTAATGCACGGCAAGTAGCGTGGGCGGTTGGGGCAGATGATAGAAAAGCCAAAGAGGTTAGAAGACAGCGAGACGCAAAAATTGCTGAGACGGATTGGCGAGCGTCGGTAGACCTAACTTTATCAGCAGAGTGGGTAGCATATCGCCAAGCCTTACGCGATGTGCCACAGCAGTCAGGATTTCCAAATGACATAACGTGGCCCACAAAGCCAGAATAGTTAATCGGAGAAGACAATGGCACTTGTCCTTAAAGACAGAGTAAAAGAGACAACCACCACTACCGGCACAGGAGCGATATCGCTGGGCGGTGCCGTAGCGAACTTCCAAGCGTTCTCGGCGGTGTTGTCTGACGCAGACACAACGTACTACGCAATCATTGACGTGACCAACTCTGACTACGAGATCGGGCTGGGGACGTATTCCAGTGGTGGCAACACGCTAGCCAGAACGACCATCTTGGAAAGCTCCAACGGCGGATCGGCAGTCAGCTTCGGCGCTGGTAATAAGAACGTGTTTATTGCGTACCCTGCGGAGAAGTCGGTATATCTGGACGACTCCAATCAACTTGTTATCAATAGCACGGCGGTCACGTCTACTCCGGCAGAGCTAAATCTGGTAGACGGCTCATCAGCGGGAACGATTGTTAACTCAAAGGCGGTGGTATATGGGGCCAGCGGCGAAGTCAACGCCACTACGCTTCAGATTGGCGGGACATCAATCACCGCCACTGCCGCAGAGCTTAACTATCTTGATATCACCACTCTGGGCCTAACCGAAGCGTCTAAAGCGGCTACCGCAGATGCTAACGGCGTGGTGACGTTTGACAACGGCATTTCTGAAGAGTACACGGCGGTCACTTCGACCAGCAATGCGACGACATGCAACCTCCAAGATGGCACTAACTTTAGTCACACGCTGACAGAAAACACTACGTTCACGTTTAGCAACCCAGCCTCTAGCGGCAAGGTGTCTGCGTTTACGTTAAAGATCGTTCAAGACGCCAGTGCCTCCGGCTTTACAGTGACGTGGCCTGCCTCGGTAGATTGGCCTGCGGCAACTGCACCAACATTGACGGCTACTGCCAGCGCGGTGGATTACTTTGTATTCATCACGCATGACGGCGGTACTACCTACTACGGATTTACAGCAGGACAAGCTCTCGCATGAGTCGGGCAACCTTAAAGGCAATTCAAGCCGCCGCTGGTAACGCTGGTGGCGGAGCTACTTACGTTGACGATGTGTTTTCAACGTATTTGTACACGGGCACTGGAAGAAACACGTTTATTGAAAATGACATTGCGCTCTCTAATACAACGGACGGCGGTTCTGCTTATTTTCCCTCTGGAAGCCAGCAAGGCTCTGCGGATCAATATCCTATTCAGCTAGATTCAAATATTACTTTAAGTGGTGACTTCACAATTGAAATGTGGATCAAAAGGGACGGCACCGCTACAACAGGAGAGTGCATATTAAGTCCTGACTTTGGCAGTGGTGGCGGGAATATACAGATTGGGGTAAGAAACTCTAGTGATGGAACGGCACCTGATGCGCTGTATATTTATGATGGAGGAACGTACAACGGCTCTACAACTAATACCGTACCTCCCAAAGCATGGACGCATATCGCATACTCAAGAAGCGGTTCCACAGTTTACTATTGGGTTAATGGCGTTGCCGCAGGAACTGCCGCAACATCTTATTCGTTTGTAATAAACACGATAGGCGCTCTTGGGGGGTATGGGGCGGGACCAGTAGGTTACATATCAAATTTAAGAATCTCCAACAACGCTCGTTATACCTCGGCGTTTACTGTTCCAACATCCGCGTTATCTTCTGATGCCAATACGCTTTTGCTTATTTTGCAAGGCGCTTCGCCCTTTACAGATCAGTCTGGAAACAAGACCTTAACTGTTGCATCCACTACAGAGGCAAGTACTGAAGGGCCATTTGATAGTGGCGACGGCGGTTACGGCGGTTTGGTTTGGATAAAAGATAGGTCGACTGCGCTTAATAATATTCTAGAAGATACTGAAAGAGGTGCTAATAGGTATTTACGAAGCAATACCACTAACGCTGAATTAGTCGGCGGCAACTGCGTTACAGCGTTTACTTCTAGTGGCTTTACGACAGGGACAAACGGTGCGGTTGCTAATTCGGGGGATAATTTTGTCTCTTGGACATTCCGCAAGCAACCGGGGTTCTTTGATATTGTGACTTATACGGGGACAGGATCAGCACAAAACATTAGTCACAACCTTGGTTCTGTTCCGGGCATGATTATCACTAAAAGAATAGATAGCACATCTGATTGGGCAGTTTACCATAGAAGTTATGGATCAGGTGGCCCTGCTGGTATTCTTAACGGTACTGATGCCGCTTTTAGTCTATCAACTTATTGGAATAACACAGACCCAACTAGCACTGAATTTAGCCTTGGTAGCTTTGCAAATGTAAATGCTTCTGGCGGCACATACGTCGCCTACATATTCGCCCACGACGCCCAAGACTTTGGCACAGACTCCGACGAGTCAATTATTAAGTGTGGAAGCTATACGGGTACAGGGTCTGCA